ATTCCAGACATAGAAGAGGGAGATTTAATTGTTTTTCCTTCTGGATTAAGACACGCGGTTAAAATACCAAATAAAAAATCTGATAAACTCAGAATAACTTTTTCTTTTAATGTAACCTATAAGGAGTAACTATGTTTAATGTAGGAGTATCACAAGCTGGAAAGGTAAGTGTAATGACTTCTGAAAAAGGAGGTTTGACAAACGAACAGATAGCAGACTTAGCAGTTGATAAAATTGTTAGTATTTCAGATGAAGCACCAGCACATATAAGACAACAAGCAAATCAATTTAGAGAACATTTAAAAAAAGTTCT